GTTTTAAATCGGCTTTGCTTATTGCCTAATAAAGATAACGCAGACTCACTGTACTGCCGAGGCATCCAGTCAGGCGCAACTAAAACACCTATAGTTTGTTTGATGTAACCGTAGTCAATCTCAGGCTGCAGAACCAATATTTCTACAGGTAAGGATGGATCCTGCTTAAAGTTAAGCGTTTCTGATACACGTAAAATAGATGCGTTATCTGCGGTCCTGGATGGGTCAGCATCAAAGTTATGTTCTTCACAAAGCGCTTTAAGCCGCTCTGCAACTGGGCGCCACTCGGCTCTGCCAATTACTTCTTTGAGTCTCCAATACGCATGGATACCACGCCCCGAATTAACCACGGATGGCAGTGGCATATTAATTTTTTTGCAAAACTGCTTTAACGCAGTTAAGCCAATAGCTTGGTCTTCGTAGGGTTTACCTTGACCACAATCGACGTCTAACCAAAAGGCTTTAATAAGGTCGCCATTGGGTTGAACACGCCCTTCCTTGGGGTCTTTATATTTAGCGCAAGCAAAGTACACATCATTTTTATCTTCTAGTAGCTTGGCAATTTCTGTTTCTGCCTCAGCCAAAGTTTGATGGAATGATTGCTTTGGTCTTACTTCATCCTGCCGTAAACCAACTATGCAGTACCACCCTTCTCCTTCGGGGGCTAGTACCGCTGTCAGTAGATCTGTTGTTGCCATATCACCTCAACACCGAAAAAATAAGGACAGCAAGGGATTCGGCAGTATCCCGATTCGCTCCGTCGAGCTAGCTGTCCCCGTAGACGTTAACTGCTTAGTATCTTCTCTATTAGTTCAATCTTATCTTTGCGTGGGGTACCAGCACCCGTAAACCATGTGTATATGGTCATACGAGAAACGCCAAACTTTCTAGCTATTTGCGCTACTGGTATTCCTTTTGCAATGCAATGTTTGCCAAGGCGAACCCCGGGGTGCCGAGGGTTGCCAGCTTTTATTGCTTCAACAAGACGGAGACTATAACCTCTTAGACTCATGCTTCGTCGTCAGTGGACCAATCACCCATAACAGCTTTCAAATCACGCTTAGGTGTAGGCTCTACTTTCTTTTCTTCACGCTTCTTAGGTTCAGCTACTTCTACTTCTACTGCACCAGTTTCAGCTTTTGCTGCAGGTGCAGCTAACTTTTTAACACCATCGGCTTGAGCAACCGTCATAGCAATAGCATTTTTAGCTGCAGAAGTTTCGCCAAGTTTCTTGGCTTGCTCCCATTCATGCTTCTCAAGGAACCGCACTGGACGGAAAAACAGTTTGCCGACTGTTGAGTCTTCATCAAACCGCATTTCAGTTACCAAGCTATTTAGGTTGTAGCCTTGTGAGCCAACGTATTTAGCGTATTGGTTAAATGGCATGTGATCTAAATCGCCAGGGTCTTTCATGTCATAAAAGATTGACTTTGATTGCAGTGTCATTTGATATACATCACCATCTAAATCAGAGCCTAAGGCTACGGCAATGCGACGATTCTTACGGCAGGCTTTGGTATTGCCCTGACCTGAGCCGTTAATATCCTGTGGGCAGTTGGCACATGCAGACGATTGTGGTGCCTTGATAGATGGGTCGGGTTTCTCACCATCGTTTGACCAGCAGTCAGGCGGCGCAGCTTCAGCTTTGGGGTCCCATGCCTTGGCATAGAACGTCCTAGAAATGTTCTTAGAAGCGTTAACAATAACTACTTCCATTTTATCGTTCTTGGACTTTGATATTTCTGTGCCGTTTACTTTGAGCACAAACTTATTGTTACCAAGCGCAATGCGCTTAACTTGTGAATCACCACCCGATAGAGCACGGGTTACATCATCAAGCTCAACTTCCTTAAGGTAGTCGGGCAACTGGTTGTTAAATAAGGCGACGTTACTCATTTGCTTCTCCTAATAGTAATAGCGTATGTGCGATCCACATTTAAACCGGCGGGATGCAAGTCCGGATTCTCCTCCAAAAACTGCTTCATATTGGTCTGATGAATACGTTTCTCAAGCAAATCAGGAGCTTCGTGTTCATGCAAAAACTTGTAGAAGTTCTCCCAATCATTGGTCCAGAATCTGCTTTTAACTGAGCGCATAGCCAAACCATGCTTGGTTTTAATACTGTCGGCATTAGTTTGTTTACAAATTTCAAGTATTTCTTGTTCTATCAAAGATAGCTGGTCATTGAGATCAGTTTCTTTTTCTTCTAGTTCACGACGTACTTGGTCACGGGCGTCACGTATTTTGATATAGATCCTTACTAGCTTGTCCATATCGGCGACGGGTTGTACTACCGCTTCGGCATCATTCATTTTGCGTTCCTTTTAAATATCGGGTCTATGCCCGTTAATTAATACTATAACACTAACTTTACTCTGTCAACTCTTTTTCGTTAACTTCTTGCTTGTACAGATCAATTATTTTTGTATGCACATCAAGTTTATTCTGCAGCATTTGATATAGCCGTGTCTCTACGGGACTACCCTTAATATGCACAATGGTCATTGCGTTCTTTTGCCCTTGCCTATCTATACGTGCATTGGCTTGCAAATAAGTCTCTATAGATGTCACTGGAGCATACCAAATGATGGTATCGGCAGCAGTTAGTGTGACTCCGTGTGCAGCAGCTTGCGGTTGTATGATAAGTACTTTAGGGTCATCCTGTTCTTGGAACCTTTTAAATATCTCGGTTCGTTTGTTTACGGGGACCTGTCCATTGATAACTTCGCAGGTAATACCTGCCCCTCTCAAATGTGTTTTGAGTAGTTCTATTGTATGCGTAAATGGTACGAACACTAGCACTTTATGGCTAGCCTCTTCAATTACTTCTTCAATAACACGTAGGCGATTACTAACGTCAAATTCAACAACAGCACCAGTATCAGAATAAACGGCACCCCCTGATATTTGTAGGAGTTTATTAATCTTAACCGCTGCATTAACGGCGCTAACTTCTTCGCCATCCGCTGCCATAAGGTATTCGTCTCTGAGTGTTTTGTAGTATTTCGTCTGTTGCGCAGTAAGGGGGGCGTCCCGAAAAACATGTGTAACCTCCGGTAGGTCTAAGCAATCTTCTTTACGGAATCGGATTGCAGGTTGTAGTGCGTTAAATACTGTACGATCTGAGTCGGGTTTTGGTAGCCATTTAAACTTAGTAATCTGCACCATGGTCTGGTCACGGAAAGCCCCAAAGAACCTAGGCACGTTATCAGGCACAGCCATCTTAGCTAAACCAAATGCGTCCGTTGGACTTTGTGCTGCTGGTGTACCAGTCATCATCCATAACCATGTACGGGGGGTCAGGATGCGGTTAAGGGTCTTCCAGCGCTTGGTTGTTATAGTCTTGTAAGCATTAGCTTCGTCAATAATAATCAAGTCAAAATTTTGTTTAGCAATCTCGTCGGCTACTATATCAACGCCATCATAGTTAATGATTACAAACTCAGCATCGCTTTCAATAACTGCTTTTCTTTTATCTCTATCGCCGTATGCCACACCTACCTTGCGGTGCATTGCAAACTTAAACAAATCGGCTTGCCAAGCAGACTGCATAATTGAAAGAGGGCAGATAATAAGCGCACGGTATATGCGGTTTGTTTCCATCAAATAATCGGCTGCCCATATAGCCGAAGCAGTCTTGCCAGTGCCTTGCTCGTTAAAGCAAAAGGCACGTTTGTTAAGGGTTAGGAAGTTTGCTGTTTCTTTTTGGTGTGCCATAGGTTTGTATAGCCCAGGCCACTTGTAATCACGTTGTATGGGTGATGGTACGTTTTTAATTCTAAGTTTTGATAGTGCTTGTGCTTCTTCTAAGCCCCACCGAACAGCAACCTTATGCAGGTCGCCGTTGGTTTCAATGATCTCACTCTTGGGTATGCATTCAGTTACAAGATTGGGGCGTCTTGTAGTAATTACTATAGCTTTGTTATTTACGATTTCCATGTTTAGTTTTTACCGAGTGATCTGAGTTTCTTGCATACGATCGATTGCTCTCCGCAGCTTTAACCGCAAGATTGCCCCGTACCGTTTTTCCGCCTTTTGAGAGAGGAGTTTTGTGGTCAACATCTTTCCCATCGCCTTTGTGGACAAGCCCAGCTTTCTCCATAATTCGACGAGCTTTGTTACGTTGCGCCCGTTTCTTCTTGACCGCTGGCGTACCATCATATTGCTCATATTCCTTTTTGTAAGGGCGGGGTTTGTTCACATAGGGCATAGCGATCTCCTTCTTTGCGGAAAAAATAGACTGAACCATCAGCCAATATTACATATTTTATGTCGCTTTGGGGGTCGTCGCCAAGCATATCTTTTAGCATGGCTTCAATCTCTTCTTTAGACATTTGCGTGTCTTGAATATCGACATTACCTACAAATGGAATTGGCTCAATCATTATGCTTTCCTTGGTAGCTGACCACTAAAGTTATACGATCCTGTATGGCTGAAGTTTGCCCAAGGTGCGCACCATACAGTAAAGCCGTGCTTACGTGCTAGCTTGCAGAAGTGGTAGTCCTCTGACAATAAGCGATTGCTTTCTTCATCAATGCTGGTGGCAAAGTATTCTTTGATGATCTTGGGTTTGCGCACCGTATCTACGGCATGGTACATATCATTGGTGTAGCTTGGCACTTTGTCGGCTAGTTCCTCAAATACCTTGCGCTTGATTAGCATGAATCCTGTACCGCCATTAGCGATCTCGATGGGGCTATTTACATCACCTTCCTTGCGTTCTTCACCATTAGCTAGGTTAACTACGAATGCACCTGTATGGTGGTGTAACTGCTCAGGTGGTACGCCACGCTTGACCGCCTCAGAGACCTCGACCCAGTTGATCTCCTTCTTGGGGTAGATACCGCAAATAATGTCCTTATCTGCAAACACCATGCGAGGGATGTCGTTGGGGTTAAAGGCAATGTCGGCATCAATGAACATCAGGTGGGTAGCATCGGTTTCCAAGAAGTCGTATGCCAGGCTGTTCCTTGCACGGGTAATCAGGCTCTCGTTCATCATGAAGCTGAAGTACATAAGCATTTGGTTTTGACCGCATACCCCCACTAATTGCATAACGGCAGAGGAATACATCCCTGTACACATACCGCCATACATTGGTGTAGCTACGAATAACTTAGCGACTGGGGGTGGGTTTTGAGGTTGAATAGGCAACATTATTTATTTCTCCATGGTAAGGGTTGTTTGTAAGCGTTAATCATTTTTTCGTTTCCTTCTCTAAACA